CCCATTGCTTGCGGCAACATTACCTCAATTTGGTATAACATCAATTCAACGTGTGGCGGCTTTTTTAGCACAATGCTCACACGAAAGTATGGACTTTACAGTAGTTCATGAAAATTTAAACTATCGTGCAGAAACATTAGGTCGTGTATGGCCTCATTTGTTTCCACCAGAGATTGCGGCTCAATATGCCGGCAATGCAGAAATGATTGCTAATCGTGCCTACGGCGGACGTATGGGCAACGGTCCTGAAGAAAGCGGCGATGGTTATCGCTATCGTGGTCGCGGTATTGTACAAATCACAGGCAAAGACAATTACACACAATGTTCTATGGATTTGTATCAAAATGATTCTTTAGCACAAAATCCAGATTGGTTAGAAACCAAAGAAGGAGCATTATGGTCAGCCTGTTGGTTCTGGCACAAGAACAATCTTAATCCATTAGCCGATCAGGACGACATGCTAACAATGACCAAACGCATCAACGGTGGTACACTTGGCTTAGATGAGCGTACTGCAAAGTATAATGCTTTCTGTAATATTCTAGCAGACGACAGTCAAGGTTAATATTTTTTAAGTCAACAAAAAACCGCCCTAGGGCGGTTTTTGTTTGGATGTGTAATCCTACTACTGATTAGCTGAAACTTACGTTTGCAGAAACAATAGCTACTTTACCTAAGTAGTCAGCGGCATTGCCTAAGCTAGACGCTGTATTTGTCAACTCAACATAGCCGTAGCGTGTTAAGAAGCCAACTACTGGTTCGAATGTATTAGGATCTAATACAACACCAGAACTCATCAAAGGAATGTATGGGCAATAGAACGCAGGAGCATCAGCTTCTGAAGCACCTTTGTAGCCAATCAATACTTGATTGTTGTCATTACCTGTATCAGGCATATAGCTGTTTACATAGATACGCATTGCATTGTTCAATGTACCAACAAACTTAGTGTTTGTAGGAGCTTCGAATGTACCTTCTGTTGTACGAGCAAATGCGCTTGTAGTAGCAGATTGTAGAATTGTCAACGCTTGGTTTGAAACAACAGCCCAGTTAGCCGCACCACGACGTGTACGCTGAGCAATTAAGTTAGCAACACGGTTGATTTGGATAGCTAAAGCGGCATGCTCATCACCAACGAATGTAGCTGTACCTGAAACTAGTGACTGGTCATATGTTTGTTCAACAGATGCTAAACCACTTAATGAAGCTAGGATCTCTTGGTCGATTTCAGCTGTAATTTCTTGAGCTAAAGCGGCCATGATTTCTGCTTCGATGTCAATACCTTGTTGTGCTTGAGCATCTTGTGCGGCTTCGAATGTCCAACGAGCTGATAGCTTGCGTGACTTAGCTTCGACTGGTGCCTTCAAGATTTGAATGCTCATACGCTTACCAGGTGTACCTTCTAATGAAGCTGTTGTGTTAGCTTTTGGAGTTGCATCAACATTGTTACCACTGTAAGCGGCGGCAATCTTGAATGGGCTCAATGCTTCATCACCAGCTACAACTTGGTCACCATTGTCTGCGTAACGAACACGTAGAGTATGGATTTGACCAACTGGGCCTGTCATTGGTTGAACGCCAATAATTTCATTAGCGATAACTGTTGGCATAACACGACGGATTACTGGTAGAATCACGCGGTTAAGTGTTGCGATGTTACCAGCACTGGTAGCACCTGCTGTTGCGCTTTCAGCCAAGTACTTACGTGTGTTCTCTAAGCATACTTGCATAGAAGAACGACGGTTACCTTGTAGGCCTTCAAGCAGAGCTTCTTTGGTCTCTGACCATCTTTCATTTAATAATTGTGACATTTACGTCTTCTCCTTGAATTTCAATTATTTTAGACCCGCTAATTTGCGGATATCTATAATATTATCTAAGCCTACCTCTGGCTGACTTTTCGCTTCACGATCGCCAGTCACTTCAACTGCTTCTTTTAGGTAAACAGCTTTTGGTTTCTGGACATTGTTTTCTAGAACCGCTGGTAGGTATTTGTCATATGAAGCACGAAGTTTGCCTGTTTGCACAGACTCCAACAATGACTTCATTATGTCTCTCTTGTCAGCACTTAGAGGTGCCAATAACTCGCTCATTACTTCTTTACGTTCCATTAAATCTTTCTGAACACGGATTTGGCGTTCTTTGGATTCTGCAATGGTTTGTACTTGGTTTAGAGCTTGCTGTGCTTCGGCGACTTCTAGTTCTTTCTTAGCGATAACCTTCAACAATTTTGCTGTTTCAGATTTTTCGTTAATATAGGAACTTGAAAACTCCTGGGCAAATGCTTCAAAAATCTTACGACCAAAGTTGTTAGTACGAGCAGAATCAATATCTTCTTTCAATTGCTTGATTTCAGATGTTAATTTCTGTGTTACAGTACCTTCTACAACCTTTGCGGCACGACTAATGAATTGTTTCTTAACTTCATCAAATTTCTCTTTAGCACCCGCTACTAACTTAACTTTCGTTTCTGCTAGATCACGTTTGTCTTCTGCGAATTCTTTGATTTCTTTAGCTAAAGCATGAACAATAAACTGCTCTAACTTGTTGATATTCTCAGCAACTGTTCTACGGTCGCCTTGGAATTCAACTAATTCTTTCGCTAGCTGATTCATAACAAATGATTCCATTTTGGTAGCATCACCGGTCATTTTTGCGGCATACTTAGCTTGAGCTTGCGCTAATGCTTTTCTGTCTTCTGCAAGTTCAGCCATTTCTACGGCCAATCTCTCGCCGATCATCTTGTCGATTGCCTCAACCATAACACCCTTATCGTGTGCATATCGTTGAGAAAACTCTTCACGAAGTTCAGCTGTGACTTGGTCGCGATTCTCTTGAATTTTAGCATTGAAAGCTTCTTCAATCTGAGACTTTACTTCCTCAGACATCATGCCACTTTCTACTAGTTGTTTGAATGCGTCCAACATCTATCTATCTCCTTAGGCTTATTTTAGACCTTTAATCACATTAAGAAGAGCTTCCTTAATGTACTTCTGGGCCTTTGGATCTTCTTTTACTTCTGTAGCAACGGTCCAGGCTTTCATTCCGCCACGTTGATTCATGAGTGCTTCATAAACCGGTGTAGGATAAGCGCCTGGTGCGCTAGGTTGTGCAACTATATCAACTGTGATGATCTCGAAATCAGATACTTCGCCACTAGCTTCGTTAACGTTTCCGCTACCTCTACTACTAACGCCTAGTTTTACACCGCTTTCGAGCATAGTTTTTATTAAGTTACCCATTGGTGTAGGTAAAATTTTCATCTTACCGTAACCATTAGGACCGTCCATCCACATATCTGTGATCATATGGCTAACGCGGTCCAAATTCACTTTTAAATCATCTGGATGATCAACTTCGCCTAAGACTGAATAACCGTTTTGTATTTGATCATTTAATGTCTTGACAGCATTTGTGATTTCGCCCACAGGATAAACACGTTGATTTTGATTACGGATTCCGCCTTGAATAGCAATACCTTTTAGGTATAAGCTCTTCTGGCCTTTCTCCTCAGCTTCGTATAATTCTACACGAGCTTGATCAAAATTTAGGTTTTCTCTTAGGTATTTTATCATCCAGGTTCTCTAATTAAAACTTACGATCTGTTGGGCTACGTGTGTCAACGGCACCAGTCTGACCAGCTTTATCGCCGCGACCTGCACCAACACCTTCACCTTCTTTCTTCATTGCTGGTTTGCTAACTGCTGATAGTTTTGCACCATCTGGCATTTTAGCTGTTGCGCTTGAAGATACGTTCTTTGTACCTGCTGGAACAAAGTCGCCACCTGCTTTCAACACACCTGCTGGTCCTTTTGCATTAGGACTTGTACCTGTGTTAGCACCTACGCTACCATCTTTAGATGAAATAGCTTTTGCTGTAGTTGTTGGCTTACCTGCACCTGAACTAACTGGGCTCTTTGTGTTAACTGTACCTGTTTGGCCAGCTAGGTCGCCTTTGCCAGAACCAACACCACCACCATCAGTCATAGATGGTGTAGATACTTTTTCACGATATTCGCGTGTTAGTTGACGGCTTTCTTGATAAAGACTTTCGTATTCTTCTTCTTGGTCGTCAGCTTCTCGGTCGCCTTCCTCAGATTCGCCACCTTCTTCATCACCTGTTAGTGATGAGTCACCGTGAACTCCTGGGTTTTCTTCTTCTTCAGCTTCTTCTGCGCTCATTAAACGCTCGAATTCAGCTTTTAGTTCTTCTAGTGCGTCTTCTAGGTCTTGTACATCGGCTTTAGTAGCTGGAGTTTCATCACCACCTTCTTCTGCGCCCATGTCCATGTCGTCTTCACCTTCTGGTTCGTCTTCAGTGTCGCTAACAAAAGCATCAGTAGCATCGCCACCTACTTCTGGTTCTTCACCTTCGTCTTCCATATCGAAGGCTTCTTCAACACCTTCGTCTTCTGGTTCTTCTTCGTCTTTTTCTTCCTCTTCTGCTTCTTCAGCAATAAGATTCTCATAAATCTCTCTAGATTTTTCTACGACAATTTCATGAAAAAGTTCATTGGCTTTTTCTGTTTCTTCGTTTACAAGTAAATCTAGCAACTGTTCAAATTTTGTAGACATTTGCGGGTTCTCCTTTAATCGTTGTAAGGCAAGGCTGTCAAAGTATATTTAACAGCCAGGTTAATTACTTATGGGAAATAGGCCAAAAACAGCCGTTTTTGACTTTAGATGGGATATTTTTTAACGATTTTTGAATCGTTTTGACTAAAATATTTAAGATATCTGTCAATCAAATTAACTGATAGCTTAATTTATAGACCACCGGCCGCTTCTTCGGGCTCTGGTTGTGCGTACATTTTACGTACTATCACTAGGTCTTCTTTTTGCTCTTTATCCCTCGATTCGCCTGCTTTGCGCAAACGATTGATCATGCGTAGGGTTAATCTAGTCTTACGTAGATCCTTAGATTTTAAAATGCTTTTGTCGTCAAAAGGATCGTAGCGATCTTGATCTTGCATATCGCGGTCAGTTTCGTTAAAATAGATAAACTCGTTTAGTAGCATATGAGTATTTACCAAATATTAGACAGGTGAACCAGGTTGGGCCCCTGCTGGAGCACCGCCAGGTACGCCACCGCCTGCACCCATATCACCTTCTGGACTTAACTCCGAAGGATCCATTCCTTCTTCGCCGGTATCTGATCCGCCTAGCGAATCCATATCACCTGTGATTCCGCCAGCAGTAATACCTGCGCCACGCAATTCTTGGCTAGATGACAATTCTTCTTTGTCATCAATATTTTCTTCTTTCCATAGCTCTTCGTTTTCAGCCATCTCTTCTGCAGATAAACCTAAGAAGCGTTTTAGCGCAAAACGTTTACTGATAAATGGAACTTCAACTAGGCTAGAGAATGTGCTAATTCTAGCAGAGTCCATTTCTGTTTGACGATAGCTGGCAAAGTTTTGCGGAGTTTGAAATTTAACTGCAAAGATGTTAGGATCAATGTTAACACCTTTGTTGTTTAGGTACAGTTTAAATTCTGTATCAAAATTGCTGTTTAATAAACTTTGTAGTCTTTCGCAGTATTTGTTAAAACGTAGCTCTTGGATATAAGCGGTACCCACTCGGCCATCATTGAAGTTACTGCCTCCATCATCTGAACCGGTAGGCAAGTAGCTTGACGGTATGCGCAACGCCCTAAAAAGTTTATTTGTAAAATAGCGTAAGTCATCTATTTCTCCTAAGTTTGTACCACCTGGAAGGATTTCCACTTTAGACCCACGACCTTCAGCAGTTTGTGGGAAGAAGTAATCTTCATTTATGCTTAAAGGATTATAACTAGCGTCTATTACTGAATTTCCGCCTCCTGTTACACTAGGAATACGTCTTTGATTGATTTCGTTTTTGATACGTTCGACAAAGCCCATAGCCAAGTGTGATGGCATATTACCTACGTCAATATAGAATACTCTGCGCTCTGGAGCACGTTGTACACGATAGATAATGATTGAGTCTTCAAGCAATTCTTTCTGCTTGTAGACTTTAAAAATACCTTCCATTAAGCTATTACCAAATGGAAAGTTATTGTCTAAGCCTTCGCTTAGACTAATATGTATAACGTGTTTTGCATCAATAGCCCACTGGTTTTGCTGTTGCATGAATCTGCTTCCAGACCCGCCTGCTCCGCCATTTGCGCCATAACTACCAGTCATACCACGCTGTTGTGCGCCTGCTTGATTGTATTGTCCGCTTCCAAATCCGCCACTATCACCGGCAGTGGGTTGAATCTGTGTCGCTGATAGGCTTTGTAAATTTGGATTGATATCGCGAATTACGTACTGTTCGGGTTTTTTACCGTCGCTTTCGTTAACGATAATCTTATCTACTTTACTAGGATCAATATACATCCATGCTTGTGTTTCTGGATCGCGCACAAAGAAACTGTCGCCATACTTAAATGCGTTACGAACTATTTTAAAAATGCGTGTATCAAATTTGTTTAGCTTAGTCCACTGTTGTAGATATTTTGAAATAACTTTGATTTCAGTACTAGTTGCTTTTTCTTTAAATTCAATTTGGAACGGAGTCATGTTCTCATCGTTCATCTGCGAGCAGAATTCAGCTAGGATATCAAAGGCCGCGTTAACTTCTGAATCAGTATCCATTGTGTCGTATTGACCATAACGTTCTAAACGATTTGGATGTCCTGAATAAACGTCTGGAAGATAGCTTGAATAGTTTGTTCTTGCAGGAGATGGACCGGATCCTCCACTAATAGGACCTAATTGTCCTGTGGTAGAAACCGGTGTGAAATACTTTTTCCAAGCCATATATTAATCCTTATTCAAACAAGTTTCCTGTCCATGCCAGCTTATCGGACATAACTTTCTGATGTTTTTCTTGCTCGGCATTTAGAGCAATTAGTTTTGCTGTTTGCATATTTAACATGTTTAAGGCCGCAACAACAGCATTCTGGCCGTCAATTAGATTTTTTGTTTCTTGGGTAGATGTTACACTTGCAGGTCCTTTGATAATCTCTGGTCCTTGTTCTCCAACCATTGCGGTTTTTCCTGATGATAAACTACCGCCAGTAGCCATAGCAGTACTGTAATCAAAATCTTCAGAATTATCATCTGGTTTAGGATTTGAAGGTGCGCTGAGTTTTTTATTCTGTTCATCGACTATGGCTTTATTTTTTGCCGCATCCGCTATTTGTTGTTTAGCCTGCTCTTCCTTCATGTTTTTTGCGGAATCGATTATTCGTTGATTGTCTTTATATTCTTTTTCTTTTAGTGCTAGTTTCTCAATTAAATCTCGCTTGGCTTCACTGTCTTCCATCTTGTTTAATTTTTCTTTTTCAGCCAAGTTGTCGTTCAATAGTTTCTTTTGAGCTTCTTCAGCTTTGGCTATTCCGCCTTGTTCCATTTTTAACTTAGCGGCCGCAAGATCGCCTTCGTGCATTGCATTTTCTGTTGCGGCTTTGGCTCTAGTGTCCATTGCTTCTTTTTCTTTGTCTAACGCATCGCGTTGTTCTTTTGCATCTTTCTCATCAAAGAATAAACTACCACCGGGAATAGATTTTGCTATCGCAAGTTTGATATCGATCCATAAGTTTTTAAAGAAGAACATAACATCATTCATTATCTTGTCTCGACCTTCTTTGCTGAATAGATTCTTGCCGTAGTCTACTAACTTACCAATCATCTCTTTTACATAAGAGCCAAACTGTTCTAACCTTGCCTGTCCGTTTGGACCTGATATCCAATCTGTAAATGTCTTAACCATGCCATTCATTAGAGGCATCACTGCATCTAACAGCGGACCTATAACTGCATATATCGCTTTGCCCATTGCTTGTAAATCATTTTCTGCATTTGCGGCCATGGCGGCGGCACTATGCATTTGTTTTTCTTGGGCTTCGTTTACTTTCTTTAAATTATCTACAGCACCTTCGTATGTAGTAATACCAGCTTTACTCATATCGTTACTGGCTTTTAACATAGCTATAGCATTTTGATCGCCTTGGGCGGCCATTGCCTGTAGTGTTTTAATTCCTATTTTTTCTGCATCGTGTGCTCGGTCGAGTTGTAGTTTTGCGCCAAGCTCTTCTAGCTTCTGACGTTTTTCTTCTGCACTCATGTTACTCTTTGTAACAGCTTCCATTTCTTCTAGACGTTTGCTAGCTTCACCGCTCATCGATACAAAGTTTTGTCCTGCTTCGGTCATTGGAGGTAAGCCCATCATCTTGGCTTTCAGTGCATCAACAGCACCTTGTCCACCAGTTGCTAGTGCAACCTTAAGAGCTTCGTTAGCGGCTTCGCGATCTTTTTCGTCCATGCCTTGAAGTGTTGCTTGCCAAGCCTCGTCTTGTGCTTCCTTGGCCATTTTCTTTTCAATTTCTTCTGAACTTTGACCAGTAAGTTTAGCTAGCCTGTCTGTTTGTTTTGCATATTCTGCAACAGAATTTGCAACACCTTGATAATCTTTTTTCTGTGCGGCAGTCAATCCGCCATTGTTTCTCACAAACAATGCCATTTCGTTGGCGCTGTCTTCTGCACTCATACCTAGAGCACGTAAACTATCGCCCGCACCTGATTGGCGCAATTGACTTGATAATTTGACAAATGCTTTTGCTCCGTCTTCTGCATTACCACCAAGACCACGGAATGTGTCTTGTGCATTTTTCATAATGCCTGTAAATTCTGTTAGACTTACGCCCATATCTAACGAAGCAGTTCTTATTCTTCTTAGATCGCCTTCAAATCCAACACCTGTTTTAGACATTCTACGGAAAGCATCTAATTCTTCTTCTTGGATTTTTGCTAGTTGTGCAAATAGACCTGCAACAGTACCCACGATTGGCATATCTTTGAAAGCATCAAAGAACTGGCTCATACGGAGATGTCCGTCCATTGCTTCCATGCCTAGTTTTGCAAGAGCTTTACCAGCTTCAAATACTGCGCCAAGGACTGCGCCAAAGCCTTTTAGCAACATGCCACCGATACCAGTAAGTGCTTTGAATACAAATCCTAGACCACCAGTAGCCATGCCTGCAACTTTACCAAGTACGCCCATGGATTCACCCGCGGCACTTGCGGCTTTTCCTAGTCCGGAAACACCTTTGTCACCACCACCGCCAGCACCTGCCGCGGTTGCACCCGCTTTTGCTTGTCCTTTAAGGGCCGCTAGAATGGCTTTTAGGGTTTCTTCCGAAGCCATGTTGTCTAAAACAACTGGTTGTCCTCCTAGGGTTCCTGATACTGCCGCCATTTAATTTCCTTGGTTATAGTGGTATATAAATACAATCACACATTAGTAAGTTATTTATTCGGAGAAAAAAATGGATACCAAACCTACAGTAGAGAAAAAACAAAACCCTCTGCTAGTTCACATGCGCCAACCTAAGATCTACATCAAGCTACCTAGCGGCGGCAAGTATTGGCCCGAGGGCGCAATAAACGTCAGCGTCAACGGCGAATATCCAATATATTCGATGACTGCTAAAGACGAATTGGTTCTTAAAACGCCAGATGCATTGATCAACGGGCAGGCCATAGTAGATGTTATACACAGTTGTATGCCTAACATAAAAAATGCTTGGGCATGCCCTAGCATTGATATCGATGTAATATTGATAGCTATTAGAATGGCTACCTACGGACATATGATGCCGTTGCAGGTAACACATGCGGAACTAGAAGGTGGTAGCGGAGAATTTGAAATCGATCTACGCACTATTCTAGATCAATTACAGGCCAGCATCACATGGGACGAACGCATCGAAGTTAAAGAAAATCTAGTAATGTATATCCGTCCTTTGGATTACAAAACAGCAACAGGTAATAATTTGGCTGAGTTTGAAAGTCAACGTATTATGAAAATCGTCAAGGATGAAAGTTTAAGCGAAGAACAGCGTCTAGAATATTTTAGAGAAAGTTTTAAACGATTAACTGATATCACAGTTGGTATTATCAATCAGTGTATCTATAAAATTGATTCAGATGCAGGGTCAACTGAGGATTCTGATTTCATTAAGGAATTTATGGAAAACAGTGACAAGGAAGTTTTTGATGCTGTTAAAGATCGTTTAGATAAGATGCGAGAAACTAACAGTATCAAACCTATGAATATTAACCTTAGCCAAGATCCAGAAAAACCTAATGTAGTAGAATTACCTATAGTGTTTGACTACGCAAGTTTTTTCGCATAAAGCTCTTGAGCCTATCCATGGCCGAAATACTTAAACTAGCCGACGACATGGAAAGAGAATCAAGAGCTATAACAAAAGAAATACTAAAGTTCTGTTGGTATATGAGAGGAGGAGTTACCCTCGATGAAATGTTTGCAACTGATAGTATACAGCGAGAGCTAATGAGTGAAATCATTACTGAAAATTTAGAAACTACTAAAGAAACTCGACTACCATTCTTTTAATCAATAAAAAAGCCTGCATAAGCAGGCTTTTGTTTATGTGCCAGTGAATTAAATCCAACCTTCTAAGAATCTACTCTTAAACATCATATCTTCACGCTTGATCTTGTTTGGGATAGCGTTCCCTTGTGCGTCAAATCCTTTATAGTTAGGACTGCCTCCTACCCAATTACTAAAATTGTTTCCAGCTGACTTGGCCATACTTGTACCTGCTTGTCTTTGGCCTTGTAATCTAGCCTTCGTTGCGGCCGCTACTGATTTAGCATCTCTTTGATCGCCGGCTTGTTTTTGCTGTTGTTGATTATTTGCAGGAGGTGTTGTGCCTGCTGGTGGTGTAGCGTTAGCATCTGCTGGAGGTTGTGTTGCATTAGCATCTGCCGGAGGTTGTACAGGTGCATTAGCATCTGCTGGAGGTTCCGTTGCATTAGCCGGTGCTGTATTTTGTTGCTGTGTATTAGCAGGTGCATTAGATCCGCCGTCTGCATTGCTAGCAGATCCTGTAGGGACGCCACCTGATGTATTTTGAGCTTGTTGTGTATTTTGTTGCTGTGTATTAGACTGCTGTTGTTGCTGTTGAGATTTTTGTTGTTTTTCTAACTCATCAGCTTGTTGTATTAGAGCTTTACCTTGTTGACGTAATTGATTTGGATCCTGTCCTTGGGCACCACCAGCTTGCTGTCCTTGTGCGCCTTGGACTGCACCAGGTTGCTGTGCTTGTTGTTGACCACCTGTTCCGTTTGGAGCATCTGGCATGTTAGAGTATGGATTATAGTGCTTTCTGTTTACAGCTGAACGTCCTTGATTAAAACCTTGCTTCATACGATCATATGCACCTACAGCGCCACCTGCAATACCAGCTAAACCTTGACCGACACCACCTGCAACATTACCTACACCTTGGCCAATATCCTTAGAATACTTACCAACAGTATTAAGTGCTTGATTTCCAAATTGCTTTGCGGCATCCCATCTAGGACCTTCTTCAAGATTATGATTTTCTATTACTAGTTCTTCTATACGCATTTATTTGCTCCAACATAGATTATTTGCTAGTTTATTTAACTCAAAAAGCAATTTTAAATACTTATGTGAGCTAAAGCTCACATGCTTCTGCGCTATCGCTTGAAGCTATTATAGAACTGCGAAGCAGTTAAGATATTATCTAGATATAATGGTCACACTTAGCCCGGGCAGGGCTAAGAAAAACTTGACATTATCTGAGTACGCAAGTCACATCGCATTGTAGCATTACCGTGGCGGTCAGCCTGTACCACTAGCTACGTCTTTACTGACGGCAGTTATTACACAGATGCGATCCTGTCCAATAACTCGGGGCTTCTCTGTCCCCTCATTTTAGCTCTTTTTCACTCTTTTCAAACAACTAAACCGCGGCATTTGCGATCGACGTCCTGTTAAGGATGGTAGTTGAGTACTCTGTACAGCGCAGAGAATTCCGTCCCTCTTATTATCGAGTTGGCGTGGGCACACGATGTTAGCCTGTGCTAGCTTTTACTGTTAGAGAGCCTAGATTTTGTCTTTTATGTGTGAGCCATGTACACGGACCTGTATGTGTCCGTTATAATAGTCGTCTGATTCTAATACTTTGCGGTCGAATTGTTCGCGGGCCTCAATGTACGATGTTGCTGATTTTGATTTACAGTAGTATAATATTTCGCGGGTAAATTTGTCTGTGCCTAATAATTCTATGTCTGCTGTTAGATTGGGACTGCTTCCGTAGTAAGTTTGCCAGTCGCTGTCTACTTTACCTCTAATACGTTTCTTTTTCTTCTTGCCATTCTTAAGTTTAACGGTTTTGTATGTAGTCTTGGCAAACTTGGCCAATTTTTTTCCAACATACTTACGCCCCGTGACTGTGTTAGTGATTAGATAAACAAATCCAACACAGTCCTCGGGTAGTTCTTCAACTAGACTTCCTTGATAAGTCCAAGACATTAAGCAGTCTTGGCCTCCTTGCGAGCATTTTTCTCTTCAGTGATTTCGTTACGGCGAGCTTTGATTAACTTGCCTACTTCTGCTAACGCCTTGCGAGCACGTGTACCTGCGGCTGAATTGCCTTTAGTAAACTTTGCATCTTCTGATTCCCACATTGCGATTGCTGATTTGATTGATTCAATTGTTGCGCTCATTATTCTTTTCCTTGGTTGCTTGATTTTTTTCTCTAACTGCTCTTTTGACTACTTGGATTTCGTCCATTATTTCTTTTTCTGTTTCGCGCAAGGCTTTCAAAGCCATGCGTAGTACAACTGCTTTTTCGTAAGTGGGCTTTCTCGACCAGTATTGATGTACATTGTACCATTCAACTAGCTGAGTAAACATCTTTTCATGAAGCTCGTTGTATTTGTTTAGCATTATGTTTCGATAACATCCACATCGTTTGAGTAAAAGGTAAAACCGTTCTCTTTGATAACACGAAGCACGGTGTTTACTCGACCAATCAACTCATCTTTATGTGAAATTAAGTAAATGTTCTTGTTTCTTTCGCGAGCCATCTTCTTCAAGACAGCTACACCGGCTTCAACTCCGGCCGCATCCATACCTGCGTCAATTAACTCGTCGATGAATAACAAGTTAATATGTTGATACAAGTTTTCCCATACGTCACGGAATGCCCAGCTCAGGCTTAAGATAAGTCTATTGCGTTCACCTCGACTTAGATTATCAAAGTCTAGATCCTGTCCAAACTGTGTAATTTCTACGTTAAGGTCGTTTTTAAATGTAACTGTGTGTGGTAATCCGATCTTGTCGATGTAATAACTCAATCTCTTATTCAAGTATGTTAAGTTTTGATCAATGATCTTCTTACGAACAAAGCTATCTTTATTGGTCAATAGCTTATACAAGAACTCTTGATGATCTTTAATACGGGTTAGATCATTTATTGTATCCCAAGTGATTTCTTGTATAGCAGTACTTTTAAGTTCTTCTATTTGTTCGTCGTAGGGATTGGGATCATCTGCTCTAGAGATTAGACTTTTCTCTAATCCGTCTAAGTTATTTTTATGACCAAGTGCTTCTGCTTCAGTTTCGTAAAAAGTTATAGGCTGTCTATTAATAATACCAACGTCTTGTATTTCTTTATTGATCTTTGCAGTATCATTAAACACTTTATCTAGATATGTTTGTGCTTCTGATAAATTTTTATTAGCAGTTACAGTCATTTCTTCGTGTTTGTGATCGTGGAGATCTTGTTCACAAGCAGGACATGTTTTATTTGCTAGATCATCTAGCTCTTTTTTGTATTTGTTGCGGGTCTTTTCTGCTTGAATAACTGCGGCTTCTAATTGCGATTTCTGCTTGATTAGATTGCGAAGTTTAGTATTATCTTCGGTCCACTTCTTTAAATTAGTATGCGCTAGCAATTCTGCGTCAATATCTACGCTAGATAACTGCATAATAGCTTTACTTAGGTTTTCAACATCGCTTTGCTTCTTGTTTTCCCAAGCAGAACTCTTTAAAACTAGGCTGTCGATGCTCTTTTGAACGTTTTCGTTAGCTGTTTTGATAGCTTCGATCTTTGCAGTTTCGCTTGTAATCGCATCTTTTGTGTCTTTCATTTGCGATTTAAGGCTTTCTGCTTTCTCTGATAACAGAGTTATCCCTAATAGTTGCTCAATGATCTCACGCTGATCTGCCGCTTTAAGACTCAAAAACGGTTCTGTGTAGGTGTTTAAAGCTACCAAATGTTTAAACATTAGGTGGCTCATACCTAGTAATTGTTCTATGTGTTTTTGGGTTTCTCGGCTATCGCCCTGTGCATCATCTTCCCCATCGTCATCTGCGGTTTGTTCTTGATCGTTGACATATAACTTTAAAACATTGGGTTTACGACCCCGCTCGATGCGATATGCTGTGCCGTTAACATCAAACTCTACTGTAACCAGCATGTTTTT